ACCCCTTGACTAGTGGTGTCCACTATGCTATAATAAAGACAGTTAAGGAAGACAACATCAAGGAGGAAATGAAGATGAAAAAATTAGTAAATGAAATCAAAAAGGTGCTTGTAAACAAGGAAATGAGCTTCGTAGAGCTTGACTCTTGCATGGTTGAAAACGGTTATTATTCCGTTCTCGATGATGGTGCAACAGAGGATATCAAAGCTGACAAATGTGTATTCTATACAGCTTGTGATACAGATGTGTGCGAAGTTAAAATCAACTTTTCAATTGCTATTGACTGCGGCGAAGGCGAAGATCCAGCCGCCTTCATATTAAAAGTTGCTGACGTTTGTGAATGCTAAGAGGAGAAAAAAATGAAAATGGTTGAGAGTATCAACGAATTGGTTGGTACAGAATACAAAGGTTTCAAGGTAATCCAGGCCAAAAGGGAAAACGGCAGAGGTTACGTATTTATAGAATGTCCCATCTGTCATAAACAAAGGTGGATAAGAAAAGACACGCTCGACAATCCCAACGTCAAAAGTTGTGGATGTTTAAACAAACAGACTCGTTTTAAGCCGGCAGAAATAAAAGGTCAACGTTCCGGAAGGCTTGTTGCACTTGAACCGCTCAAAGAAAGAAAAAACGGCGAAGTAGTTTGGAAATGTCGTTGTGACTGTGGCAATATGACAGAGGTTGTGGCTTCGAAACTTATTTCCGGAGAAATAAAAAGCTGTGGATGTATGCTTAAAGAACACGGCAAAACTATCGGTGTTAAAAATCTCAAAAAATTTGAGAAAAAAGATTGTGTGGACAGCACCCGACTTACGGGACTGTCCGATACAATGTTAAGAAATAATACTTCCGGCGTAAAAGGGGTGTTCTGGGACAGTTCACGTGAAAAATGGACTGCTCAAATTGGATTTCAGGGGAAAAATTACCGTCTGGGGCGATATGACAATATAGAAGATGCTGCCAAAGCCAGAAAGACCGCAGAAAAAGAAATGTTTGCTCCGATGCTGGACAAGCATGAGGGTGAAATGATGGTTGAAAAAAGAACAGTTATGTTTGACAAATCAAAAACATCATATCAATACAAATTAAGCCTACCGTCACGAATGGTCAAGAAACTGGGAATAACGTTTGATGATCGGGAAGTTGTCCTGAAAATGGAAGACAACAAAATAATTATAGAAAAAATAAATAAGGAGCAGGAAAATGGTACAGGTGAACAGGAATATAATGATAAATAAAGCCGGAGGGACATCCGGCAAAGGCACAAAAAACTACCGCGTTTCTATTCCGGTAGACATGATAAGAGCACTTGGGATCACCGAAGAAGACAGAGGCGTTTTGATGACCTTAGAGGGTAGTAAAATAATCATAGAAAAGGACACAAAACCCCTTGACTAGTGGTGTCCACTATGCTATAATAAAGACAGTTAAGGAAGACAACATTCAAGGAGGAAATGAAGATGAAATACGAAATTAGAACGACAGCTGTTAATGATCCAGAAGCCGTAGGATGCGGAATTGTTACAGAAGCTTACTTCGGCGGAGCTACACTTCCGTATACAAAGGAATGGAAATATGTACCTAGTGGCATACTCTCTGATGAAAAAAACTTCATTACAGAATATAGAAATATAGAGGAGGAATAAAAATGACAAATATTGAAGTTTTAATGCAGGATGGATGTACAAAGGCAGAAGCGGAAAATCACCTGAAGAGAGGCACAGTCGTATATGAAGAATCTGACAGAGATTACTTTATCGAAGAGTCCGTATCGCAGGGATTCACGGCAGAGGAAGCTTTGGACAATTGGAACAATTTGCCAAATGTAGGAAATTGTCGCATCATGTATGTATTATAAGGCAGGAAAATATGAAAATTTCTGAATTATGGGATACATTCCGATATGAGCTTGATGATCTGAGAGAACAATGCGTTGAAGAAGGAAACGATCCAGAAGGAGATATATTCGATTCGATGGCGGACGAGCTGTACAAAAGGTACATGGAAGCCGAGAAAAAATGCGAAGACTACAGCGACTATTATTAGAACTCAAAAGGACGGGAATCAATCTCCCGCCCTTCTTTCACTTTTCAGGCGCTCTACAATGGCCGTGTACTCTTTCGGATAGATGACCCGTATCGCTTCCATGTGCTCATCCATGACGGATATAAGCGCATCTACAGGCACACTGTAAGCAACCTGAGAGAATTCGCTCTGAGGCTCGTCTGCGACTATCTGGCGCGGATTTGAAGCACTATAGCTGTATTCCTCTACTTTTCGTACCCGCTCCGGTTCTCTTCCGTTCTGAAGACCATCACGGACCGTATAGAGGCACGCCAGTTTTTCGCAGACTGCATAGTTCGTGCCGCCTGCCTCAAGCTTCGCAATTTCAGCATTGATTTCGTTCAAATCCACGTCCTTTACCGCCTATCCCTGTAACTCTTCCAGTGCCCTTTTCAAAGACGCTCTATCCGTCTGAGAAAGGTCATCACGGTCCATCATATCTCTGATCTGGTCAGACAGATAGTCACGGCATCTACTCATTTCTCGTCCGTCTCCCCTAGAATAATGGCCTCGAACATAGTGACGTCCTCTGTTCGCATAACTCATGCCTCGGTCGTCCATTCGCATTCCATCACGGGCATACGTGCCGGATGCTCTCCAATCGCCGTCCATGGAGTAGCCGTTGTCGTCGATATACATGATTTTTTCAATGTTCTTGACGGTATCAGTAAGCTTATGCACTGTCTCAAGGTCTCCGGCACTCATTTCGCCTTTCTTAGCAATCTCATCAAGCTCTTTGCAGAGCATTTCTTTAAGGTCATACAATGTATTTTTGTTCATTCTTCACACCTCCGTTACGCAACACGTTCAACAATCATGTTTGCGTTGCTGATATTAATAGCCTCTGTAGATGTATTTTCAAGCGCAACTGTCACGCAGCATCCTCTAGGGACGTCGATATAAGCTGCAACGAATACATTAAAATAGTTTTCTACCGCAGCCGGTGTGACGATCGCAGTTGCTGAATTAAGAGGCTCCCCGTCAATCGCCAGAGCCACGGAGATAGCTTCAACTGTGCCTCCTGTAGGTATAGCGATATTGCCGCCAAAGCTGACTCTATAGCGGGCCTTACACTGATTCGTCGTGCCTCTTAGTGTTACGATGCCGGCACCCTCTCTGTGAACAATGCCGCATCCACCTTTGACCGCTGTCTCTGTAAGAGGAAGGTTCTGGCCAGCGGCGACTAGAACTGTATTAGAATTTGTATATTCTGCCATTTTTTCACGCTCCTTTTAAATAAAAAGTGGCAGGGCAACACCCCACCACCTAAGCAGTATCAGCGGAGGAGTGCTGACCATGTCGATATGCGACAAGCTGCCTTATTTCGTTATTCAGTTAACATCCGCAGCCTGTCCCACAGTTGCCGTACTGGTAAGGTGCAGGCACTGGGAATGCCGGAACAGGGCGAGGATTGTAGTAAGCAAACTGGCCTGTCATGTACGCCTTAAGCGTATCATTCTGAGCGGCCTGACTTGCTGCAAGCTGTGCTGCAAAAAGCTGCTGGCTCTGCTCTGCAATCTTCGCATCCTTCGCTTCGATTCTCTGTGCGGTCATAGCGTCGAGAATAGCTCTGGCGTTCTGGTTGTTTGATTCAATAATGTCTCGAGCTGCTGTATTGACGGTCTGTCTTGTATCACATCCCTGCTGTGCCAGGTTGTAATTTACGCCCTGGATAGCTTCTCTTGTCTCACAGCAGCAATTAGCCTGCTGCATCTGCATAGCATTAAGCTGCTGCATCAGTCCGGCCTGCTGGTTGGCTCTGGAAATCTCCGCAGACATGAAGCCGTTGCTCAAATTCTGCTGCACACCGTTCACAAGCTGAGCCTGTGAATAGAATCCGTCACATAAGCCATTATTGACGCCGTCGAGCTTTCTCTCAAGGTTTGCGAAGTCGGATGTCAGAATATAGCCATCTACTGCGCCAGCACCGCCGTTTCTGTTTCCGCCAAATCCGCCGATACCATTTCCACCCCATCCGCAAAAAACGAAGAGGAATAAAATAATAAGGAACCATGAACCGTCGCCCCATGCACCATTTCTATCATTACCGCCAGTTACTGCTGCAAAGTCGGCAGGGGTCATCTCGCTTGTTGTCAAACTCATCTTTAATCTCCTTTTCAAATTTATTTACAATTATCTGCGCAGATATTGTACGCTATTATGGAATGTGTTATTTTAGAAATAGATTTATCCACCAAGCTAGAAAGGACTATTTTATGGAAATTTGGAAACCTATTTCTGATTACGAAAACTTATATGAAGTAAGCAATCTTGGTAATGTAAAAAGCTTAAATTATAATCATACAGGAAAAAGCAAACAGCTTTCTTTAAAACATCATCGAAGCGGCTATTTGACAGTCATGCTTTGCAAAGATGGAATTAATAAAAATAAATCTGTACATATCTTAGTTGCAAAAGCTTTTATTCAAAACCCTAATGGTTACCCTTGTGTAAATCATATTGACGGGAACAAAGGAAACAATACGGTTTCAAATTTGGAATGGGTAACACATAGTCAAAACACACGACACGCAATTAATACCGGGCTAAGAGCAGATAGCAATATGCGGGGTTTAAAAGGCATCTTAAATAAATCAAGTAAGCCTGTTTTGCAATTCTCGAAAGATGGAGAATTTATCCGGGAGTGGCCGTGCTTTTCAGATGCTGCTCGTTTCTACAACTGCAATCCTTGTACGATTGTAAATTGTTGTGCCGGAAGAATAAAATCTTGTAAAGGATATGTTTGGAAATATCCAAAATCACTTTAAAAAATTTTTAAATTCTTTCGCCATCGCTTGAAGCTGATCAAGCTGCTGCTGATTCATCTGACCGCTCTGCAAAAGGTTCATAACCGCCTGCTTCGGGTCTCCTGTGAACGAATTTTTAAACTGATTGAACTGCTGTATCATCTGCATTGGGTTATTCGGAATCTGCTGCATCATTTGTCATCACTCCTCTCTTTTCAAGAACGCCTACACGTTCTTCTAATGACTTAAGCTGTTTCTCTATAACATTATCCGCATCCGTCCGTTTAGGCTCTGGATTCGGAGTCTGTGCACCTTTTCGGGTGTATTCGAACACTTCCATGTACGGCTTTCCTGTCTGATCGGCTCTCTTTTCGTAGAATACCGTGGCAGTGCTGTCCCACAATCGAACAAATCCGTTCGGTGCTACTAGATAAGCCTGCGCTGCTCCCTCTCCCTGTACCCAGATTCGTTCATCTGGATTGGTCGGCTGCTGCTGAACCGGTTGATTCATCTGGTTGAATGCGTTCTGCATCCGAAGCTGACTCAGCTGATCAGGAACAGGTGGATTGTATCCGCCGCCGAATTGTGGATATTGTGAATAACCATTCATGTTCATATTTCCGTAAGGGTAATTCATGCGCTCTCCTCCTTTTTGTGCCAATAATATAGAGGGATTTCTTGCCCGGAATCCCATGTGTCATACCAATCGCCGTCGACCAGTGCCACCACATGGCCAGACAGGGCTAATATGTAGATGCCTTTCTGATGCTCTCTGGCGAAATCCGAGACGGTATATATCTTACCGTGTACGTCTGGAACAATCTTCCTTGAAAAGCCTATATCTAACAGATATGCGCCCCATACACTGTTGGCTGACGGCATATCGGACATTAACAGACCGTACAAGCACAGCTGCACATAAGTATATTGCCAAGTCTGATCTGTCGCCTTACTGATTGCCCGGACTGTACAGTCGCCGACTCTCGCTGCTATCGGATTGGGGTTGTATCGCTTATACATCGGCATCCCCCTTTCTAATCTATATTTAAACAAAAAAATATAGCGTATCCCACGAATCAGATACGCTATATTTACGCATATTATTTATTTTTTAGCTCTTTTGCATAGGCTACAACCCAAGGGATCGACAATAGCTTGTCTGCGGCGTTGTACCAGATTTTCTGAACATTCCGTACTGAAATATCCATCACTTCCGCCGCCTTTTCCTGTGTATAACATTCGTCCAGAAGAAGGCTGACAGCCTCTTTCTCTCTTCTGTTCAGCCGTGCCCGGATCATCGCAAATTCGATGATCTGACTGTCTCCACAATCCTAAAAGTATTTGATTAAGCCTCTATCCATGCTTTTTAAATGCACAATATACAAGACATAAGATATTAAAAACGGCTGAAAGAGTAAGAGCCTTTTTTAATCGTATATTGTGCTTCTCTGAATGAATAGCCGAAGATAATGCATCTTCTAACAGCATTTCCTTTGCTTTTTTCATATTCCTTGTTTACTTTCTGACAGTCTTAGCTTTTCTCAAACAAGATGGTCCGAATTTCAGATCAGTTGTCTCTCCCTCTGCGACCTGGAACGCCTTAATGGCTGCTACCGTCCTTGCAAGGCATTTTCCGTCTACTCTGTCCTTGTATGTGCCGTACCACTTCAGAAACAGCTGCACCTTCTTAACTTCTGATCCAGTGTCGCCTTCACCAATATAGCCTTTTGACGGAAGAGTCGGGAACTCGCCTGTATAAGCCTTTTTGCCAGATTTTTTCTGAACAATCCAGATGACGTTGGTATCATATCTGAGCTTTTCAGGGCTGAAATATCCGGTGTTGTTTCTTGCCCCGGAATCACGCACATAGAGCTTCCCGTCCTTGTAGTCTGTGATGGCTAAGTAATGACCGCCTGATGTCCAGAAGTTATCCTTTGCCCCGTTCACCTTTCCGACTGTCAGGAACACGGCCCACCAATCACCTTTTAACGACTTCATCTTAGCCATTGCGTTTTTCCAAATTGTGCCGCCGGAATGCTCCGGCTTATAATATCCAACGACGTCGAAGCCGTAATGTTCAAAAGCAGCAGTTACACCGGCACGGGTTGTGCCGGATGAAAAGAAATCGCCGTTTGCGTAGAGCCACTCGGCAACCTTTTTTGGGGTAATGTCCTTGACCAGATTGGCAACGATGGATGCAATACTGCAAGGGCCGCAGCCGGATGCTGCCATCGAAATTCCATGCAGTGTTCCCCATTCTTTCTGTTTAAACGTCTTACTCATATCAGTCTATCTCCTCTCTATTCTGCTTCTACTTCCGGAATGCCTGCAACACTTGTCAGGATGCTCACCACTCCAGCCATCACAGCACCGGAAACGATCATCTTCCAGTCAACAGCCGTGATGAATGCGTTGGTTCCAATCAGTGCCACGGCTGTCTGCGCCATGGTCTTGATGGCTCTTACCCCGGCCGCTTTGAACCACTTAACTGTATTTACATCGGGTTTTAATACGCAATTTTTAAACATTCTATACACGCTCCTTTTCTTCTAAATCCGCTATTCGGTGGTTGGCTACACGGACTTTTTCGTCAATTGTAGCAAACTGCTTCTCTAATGCATATGTGCGTTCGATGATGCTGTTATGTTTGTCAACTCGCTTGGTGAGCTCGTCAATCTTGTAAGTTATCATTGTTGTTGTCTCATCGTGCTGTTCTCGAATTCTATACTGCTGAAAAGCATTATTGATCATGCAGACTATGATGGCTACCACGCCGGTTATCATTGCTTCGGTCATATCTGTATACCTCAATTCTAAGTATTTGCCTTGACCCCGGCAAGGGAGATAAACTGGATCACCTCCTGAGAAAGCTAGCCCACCTGTTTCTTAGTGATTTGGGGATATATTTTTTCCATCCGAAATAATATTCATTGACCTGTTCGGATTCCGTCTCTGTTTCAATTACCGTTTCGGTCTCGGATTCCGTCTCTGTCTCGTTTTTGAAATATGAATCCGGAATCACTACATTCTCAACAGCTTTTTTGCCCGCTTCTCTGCAAGCTTCATACGCCTTTTCCAAGTCCGGCATTTTTGGCGGGCTCAGCGGCGGCGTACAAGCGAGTGCCGGCAGTGCCATTGCCACAACTAGGACGGCTGATAAAATCAGTAGAATTAATTTTTTTCTCATAAAAAGACCTTCTTTCTTTTTGTTTTTTGATATTATCTAATTAACTAAAGCCCTCAACAATTCGTGAGTATACATTTTATATTTCTTGTATACTCACTTAGTTCTAACTTAACATATATAATGTGATTGATTCTTGTTGATTTCGGTATTACCTGTATGTCTTAGTGTGTATTAGTAATACCGAAATGCACGATTTAGCTTCTTAGTTAGCTGTTTCCTTTAGTTAATCATGAAATATTTCATAATTTCCCTCGCATTGTATTTGGCAATCTTCTTTGCACCGTTTTCGTTTGTATGAATACCGTCAAGTAAATCAGTCTGAATTGGTGCAACACCAGATTGTTCAGGATGGTCATAATCAATTGTTGTTTGGCTTTCGTAGATGTTTCGGATTCCGCATCTACGAGTGTCGATTGTTTCTGCTCCAAGTCTATCGGCAACAAAATTGATGAAATCACCTTTCTGGTAAATGCTATCGAAAGTTTCATAACATTCTTGTGTTGGTGTACACATGAAAATCACTGCATTCGGATACGCTTCATGCAACTTTTGAAAACCATATCGGATAGCACCTGCTAATGTTTGTCGATTCACACTTTCAAGCGGAACAACTGTAAAATTATTCTGAGCATAATTCGTGATAAACTGTGATTCCACACTTTCTTTTGTCTGCACAGAGAAATCAATAGAATCATTTGTCCCAAACGAGAATGTAATCACATCAAAGTCCTGATAATCTGCATCTCCGTTCGCTTTTGCATTTAGCACTTTCTGTACTTGATTTCCCATTACATTGCCATCCGTAGATGGCTGTGGATTTCCGTCATACGTCTGATTAGCAACTTTATCCTGCCATGTAGAGCCTGCAACAGACACATTCACAACCTTATCAGCAAGGAGATACTGTTTTATCCAATACGTCCATCCGTTTACACCACCCATAGCGGTAATACTATCGCCAAGTGTAAGAATCTTTAATCCTTTCCACTTTGGAAGAATCGAACTCGGCAATGCAGATTCATTTACTGTAATATAAAGCTCTCCATATGGAGTAAATTTAGTAATTCCATGTTGCTCGATTTTCAAGGTGTTCAGAGTATCCCCAAACCCTTCGTTTTTGGAGAATCTTAAATAGTACGCACCATCGGGAACTGTTAATACGGTAGGTTCATTATTTACGCCAGACAAATATTTTTTATCTGCATCAAAATATGCTCCCGTACTTGCTACGCCGATAGGGAGTTCATTACTACTAAAATAGAGAGTCATTCCTGGTTTTACTGGTATATAATCACTTGAATCCCAACCAGAAAAATTCGAATCAAAATATCCATTTTCTGTAAGAACAGCACCTTTAGTAACGGTATCTTTATTAAAAAGATTCGTGTGGTCTTCCTGTATTTTTACAACTTCGGCTTTAACTTCGCTTACTTCGGCTTTAACTTCGCTTACTTCGGCTTTAACTTTAAGCTCCCCATATGGAACATATGTGGTTCTTGACTCTTTTTCAATTTGCAATTTTTCTGGTGAAGTGCTAAACGAAAACCTTGCATAGCCATCAGATGCAACTGTTATATTATTATTGCTATTAGGGTTTCCAAATCCACTTATAAACTTCTTTTGAGCGTCATAAAAAGCACCAGTAGCATATGAAGTTGGTTCATTGTTTGCACTAAAATAGAGTACATCTCCTTTAGATACTGGAATATATCCAGTTGCAAACCAGCCGTCAAAGGACATTTCAGTGCCATCATCTTGGTTAATAGCTGTATTCTCTTTTGCGTCTGCCGGATTATATAAGTTAGGAGAAATGATGTTACCTAAATCTTCCTTTAGCGAACTAACATCTTTAGTTAATGTTTTGTAATCTTCCGGAATCGTATCAAGCGTATCAGTCCCTTTTTTTGCGATTTCAGCAGTAGCCGAATCCTTTGCCGAAGCAACAGCATCTGTCGCAGATGTCTGCGCTTCCGTGATCGCGCCTGTTGCAGCGTCTTTCGCTTCAGATATAGCCGCTGTAGCTGATTCTTTTTCCGTATTGGCATGCTCTGTGATGGCTGCTGTAGCCTCTGCTGTCTTATCTGCGACATTCTGGCCGAATTCAGCCGCTGTTGTATCAACAGAATTCTTTGCCTCTTCAACAGATGTCTTCATCTGTTCGACTGCCTTTTTGTCCTCTGTGACCTTCTCAGCTGTTTTTCCAAAATCAACAAACATCTGGCCGAATTCATCTCTTGTCCCCGTGTATCCCTTGCTCACTGCCTCGGCATAGGCCGTTGCGATGCCTAAATCTGTTCTAATCATCAAATATAACCTCCAAATGTCCGCTATCTGTTAATTCGAAGTCCAATTCGTCTTTGATGTTTTCCGTACGGTCAAGAATCAAATGACCCGAATCGTCAATGCTCAAGTGGCAGAATCCGTTTTTTGTCGCAACCTGCTTTGCTGCTTCCGAATAGAATTTTGCATTGTTATCGACCGTCTCAGGAATTTCTTCATCGCCGATCGCCCATGCTTTCGCTTCTTTCTTCGCTGTTTCTGTTAATTTAAAATTCTTGTCAACCGCTTCTTTATTCCGTTTCACATCTGCTGCCGATACTGCAGCATTTTTTTCGGAAGAGGCAGCAGAGTTTGCCGATGCTTCCGCAACGTCTCTGGCCGTTTCTGCTTTTGATGCGGCAACAACCGCTTTCCCGACTTCAATTTCAACCGCACTGGCATTATTGCCGCTAAAAGGTTCCCCGGTTGTGGTCTGATACGGAAGGACTACAAGCTTTGCACTAGTAGTTGTGATTCTCTCTTCAAGCTCTCCTGTAGACTCGTTATAAGCTGCCCCATGCAGCCACACGTCCCACGTTCCGGCGCTCAGGTCAATTGCTCTGTCCTGTGTGATGACGTCATCCACAAGGGTTACATCCGCCTGATTCTCGCCATTCTTGAAATGCACCGTTTTAGTCAGACCAAGCCAGTCGAGTGAAAAGACGAATCTGGCTGATATATAGTTTTTGCTGTCGCTTACGGTCGTATTTTTCGCAAGCTGAAGAACCTGTCCGGTCACTTTTCCACGTATCATTCCACATCCTCCTATTATTAGTTTGTTCCATTATCCCACGCTATGCTAACAATTACTCCGTATATCGTTCCTTTATTGCCAACAACACCAGTAACAGCACCAGTCGCTGATTTGCCAAAAAACCATATTTTTTGTCCAGCAGTTAATGTAGCTTCTATCCATTGCGCAATTTCAGTATCTGTTGCGTTTGAGTATGGCAGATACACAAATGTCGCACCAGCAGCTCCTTCGCTATTTCGAACTCCTGTTATATCTGCACTAGAAACTTTATTTGAATTGGTACTCAATTCTACCATAGGTTTATTTCCAGATGTACCAGAAGCCACGCCAATAAAAGTGAATCTATAGGTACCGTCTTTAGGAACGACAAATCTCCCAATATTCAGCACTTGTTCACTTGTGCTTGAACTACTCGTTGTTAGCTTTTTATACTTCCCCCAAATCGGTGTATCACCGGCTTCAATTGTATCAGGAAGTCCGGCGCCGGAACTGCCACCGGACTCAACATGTGTTCCGGTGATCGGATTGCCGTGACAATCGTGTGCTGTATATCCCTGCTTCAAGGACGATGCATTAACCGTGTCATCCGTCAGGTCAATCAGCACCTCAGAGCCGTATATAACCTTATTTACTGCCATTTTTGCCCTCCTATCCGATCGTTACGGTCGTCCCGTTTGCGTTTTCGTCTCTCGATATTGGGATAGCATTAACCGTCACCTTCGAAAGGGCATTATAGCCAGAATCAGGTTCTACAACCTGTTCATTCGCTGCCGGAGTCACACTCTTCTGCTGTGCTACAACATTGCCGCCGATTGACTTGATAAGGTCGACGAGCTGCTGATATGTGACCGTTCTTGTACCGTCTGAGGTATCTACGATAAACACCTCAGAACCATTAAATTCCTGTATTTTTTCATATGCACTGATTTTAGACATAGGCTTACCCTCCCTACTGGTCAATGCGGCCGATTGAACACCACTCTATCGTTGCCGTCGTTGCGCTTGTTGCGTTGAAATACAATGTAAAGCTTTTTGAAGTTACACCTCCAACCGAAACGCCGTATTTGAGCGGATCGCTTGCATGGATCGTGACAAAAACATTCGGAATGGACTTGTATGCATTCGGGAATGTGATTTCTTTTTTAACAGCTGTATTCGCTTTCTCCACGGTCATGGATTGTGATCCGCGCTGGATTATAGGAACATTATAGCTATTATCCTTATAATTGAACTGCATTTTGCCGTTTGAATAAATTCTAAGCGAAGATTTTTCGCTGCCGTTAGCATCCTGAAGGGAAATCCCGGCACCGATAACTTCAGGATTCCCAGATGAAGAATTGAAAGAACTCACCCAGCTCATCAGTGCCGCTTTTGCATTATCGCTGAAAGCCCTCAATGTTCCTTTGAAATCAAGTTTCTTTTCAAGGTTTGTGGCCCTTGTGTCTAACTTTGTGATATCTTCCGAATTCGCTTTTGCCCGAGAATTCGCTGCCTTTGCAACATCGTTTGCAGCATTAACATTTTTCTGAAGATTCAACAGATTCTTGATATTCGATATCACTGGCTCGATTTTCTGAATCGTTGAGCCGTATAAAACGATTCTGTAAAGCGGGACTTCTCGAAGCGTTCCGCCTGATCTAATATCGTTCTGAGTTACAGATGGATCAGACGGTGAAGATGATGCTGTCCCTTTTACGATATCAACCGAAAAAGATTCAACGCCGGATGATGCATTTTTTTGATACCGTCCAATAATTAAATCGTTTCTGTAAAGGCCCTGTGACCCTGTTGCTACCGTCAACTTCTCTGTCCCGTCTGTTCGACAGTGCACACCCTGAATGATGATTTCGAGCTTCGGCAATGTCACAACGCCGGAGGTTGTTTCTTTTGCCTCCGGCATATCAAAAGCTAACACAACGTCAGAGCTACTCAGAATCCCCGCGTTAAAAGAAGCCCAGTCATCTGCTGTAATGTGTGCACTTCCTGTGTGTCCGGTAACTATTTTTGCCATTATTTATCATCTCCTATTTTGAAAGATACCGATGCTATCCCATTTTTGATTTTTAGAATTTTCTTAGTCACTGGCTCTTGAATCGTGATGCCGGTGACATAATCGCGGCCCGAAATGACGCTGCCAAGCTCTAACTCAATCTGTGATCCGTCAGGAATCGTCATTGTCTGACTATCCGACTCATTTATTTCGCCAAATTTCTTTGCAGCACCGTCAAGCAGCTCTGTTTCGCTTCCTGTTGATTCTGATGAACTGTAATCGTATTTATACACCCGAATATCGTCACCGTTCGGTATGCCCGAAACCTGTTCAATCGTGCCATCTTCTTTTTGATGCAGATACAGAACCGTTCTTTTTTCGAGCTGTCCGCCACCGAGTGCAATTATATAGTTATATTTCAGTATTTTTTTGTCGATGCTAAAATTAAGATCATAGTCCTGCGATATCTCATCATCAACCTCATTCAGTTTTGCTGACAGTTCAACGAAAAATTGGGCTTCTTCGTTGAACACGCTGATGTCTAGTCGATAGCCATTAGGTTGAAGCAGAGATTCCATTGCGTCGAGAATGTAATCATATCTGTTAACTTTATAGTTGCTCACAGAAACTCCTGTGAGGGTGTCAGAGACTTTGAACACGTCTGTATACTGTCCGCCAAGCAAAGCCTTAAGGCAGTTCGTCAGATCGCCTGAGACGTATAGATAAGCCTCTCCGGTCGGCGGCTCAACAACCTTGTCCTTGAGCATTCCCCGGAACGTCTCGCCGTATACTTTTACGATCCCATCAGATGTATCTGACTTAATTCCTTCTATCCGTCCGCCGTATTCTGTTCCGTCGCAGTAGATATAGTGTCCTTTTTCATAGATTTCTGAATCATACAGTGACACAGGTATTCCGATTTCAAAATCATTTTCACTGCCGATTTCAAAATCAAACGAACACTTATCAGAGAGATGCATCATGTCATATCTATCCTTATCGGTTATATAAAAATCCATGATGTACCTCCCTTACAATTCAATCCGATTGTTATTAGAATCAAGAATCGGCTCTCCGCTTGAATCGAGCAAGTAAACGCTCATATCTTCTGTTTCACTGCCACCGGGTGCCGGTGTAGGTGCATCACTGCTTCCGATATTGCCAGTCAAAGATTCCCAATCGGGTTCACTTCGCTTGTGATATAAGAGTACGTCAAATCCAAAATCTCCGGACCATATAAGTTCGTTTTGACCAGGCTGAATCTCTTCGAAAATGCTCTCTTTTTTGTACCTGTAGCGCATCACGGATGTCTCAGCACGGTCTTGTAGAACCTTAGTGATCGTCTTGTTCATAGAGTCAATAACGAGGTTTTCGCCGGAGTTAAGACCGACGTTGACCTGATAAGTATGGCCGCCAATCTTGATCATCACCGGATTAGAACATGGACCGTAGACAGTGATCTTGAATGCAGCAGGAAAGATTTGAGAATTTGAAATAGTATTCTGTCCAACATTCGACGACTGCAAGTCGATTGGAAGGTCGAACGGAAAGTCAATCCCGCCGCTTGCAGACACATTCACTGCGCTATACGAAAAAATTTCTTCCTTGATCCAGAACGGTTCATCCGTGATCACGGTCAGGTCTGCCTTCGTGAAGTCTCTATGCATCAGATAGCTGCTATTTTCGATTGCAGTAATCCAACATTTTAAGTACCAATTCCCGATACATATACGCCCTTTTTTGCCTGCTAAAATATCACTTTCGAAAACTTCAAAAAGGTTATTCCGAACAGCTATTCTTTCAGAAAGGGAGTTTTTTATAATAACAATCGGAAGGCTCTTTTTAACGGGTTCCTTATAGAATCCGCCTATGATATTGTTATCATCCGAATACGACCATTCGTAATCTCGTAGGTCGTTATAATTAGCATACAGGCCGCCTTCACCGAAGACGACCCGTTTTCCATTGTTATTTTCGTAAAAAAATTTATCAAGCATATTTTTTCACCAGTCTTGCAAGCTCTCGCTCGTCAAATTTTATATTCATCGACCTGAGAGCGTTCACAATCTTGTCATAGAGGCCGTTATTGAGCTTGATCAGCTCCGACAGGATGGCCGAAAGAACGTCACTGGAAGCTTCTGCGGAAGCCTCACGAATCATGTTCATCAGGTGGTCTTCTCCTGCTACAACCTCGTTTCCTGCCTCTCCACCGCCTAACAGATGGCCTCCTGATGCCCCGAAGATGGTTGCATCGCTAAGGACCATTGCATTATCCATAGCCTTTTTGTACCACTCGATGCCAAAATGCGGAACCTGTGGCGGATTGATGCCAAATTTGCCGGTGATCGACAGATGAGGCAGTTTCAAATGTGGAAGGCTCCAACTGAATTTAAAGACGCCCTTAATCTTGTCGATTGCACCTTTTACGATGTTAAAAGCCTTCGTGAAGGTTGTTTCGAACGGATTTGTAACAGTCGCTACAGTGCTTTTTACGGTCGATATAGCGTTTTTGATAGGAGACGTGATGAAGTTTTTCACATTCGAAAAAATACGACTCACAACGCCTTCTATACCTGCTCCCGTGAATGTTGACTTGATGTTAGATACAGCATTTTTGATGATTCCTTTCGCCTTTGAAGGTAGTGACTTAATGCCGTTGATAACGCCGTCTAAGACGTTCTTACCGAGATTTATCCAGTTAAACGCCGTCCATACGGACACGATAGCTTCGATAATCTTCGGGATATTCTCGACAAGTGTTGGAATGGCCTGAATGATACCGGTCACAAGCATTACGATCAGATCAACGCCGGCCATGAGGATTTTCGGTGCATTTTCGTTGATGATCTCTGCAATGTTAATAATAATTTGCGGAACATACTCGATAAGAAGCGGAAGGCTGTTAATCAAGCCTTGTGCCAGATTCTTAATCAAGTCAAGCCCGGCATCAACAACTGAACCGGCATTTTCACGGATGTATTCTGTGAACTGTTCCAGCATCGGCAACACATTCTCTAAGAATGTCGGGATACCCTCAACAAGCCCCTCACTGAGCTTTTTCAGAAGTTCAACAGCTGTGTCTTTTCCTGTCTCAACGAAGTCTTTTCCGCCCGACTCCCACAAATTTGACAGTGTCTCGATGCCGAATTCGATGACATCAGGTGCATTTTCGACAATGGCCGAACCGATAGCCTTCATCATCGACTGGCCAGCACTGAAGAATGCCGGCACAACTTCTGTCACAACACCCGGGAGCTTTTCTGCAATGACGGGGCCAATGTCCTGTGCTGCCTCTCCAATGCCCTTGAAAATCTGCAAAATTCTTGGAAGGACATTGCTAGCTGCCACCTCGACACTCTCGATGAACTGAGATGTCAGCTCTGAAAGGTCTTGATTCTGATCGGCGATTCCGGTCACAAGATTTTCCCATGATGCTTTTGCAGAATTAACAGAACCCTCGATGGTGGTTGCTGCCTCTTCCGCCGTCGTTCCGGTAATGCCCATGTTCGTCTGAACTTCGTGAATTGCATCGACAATCTGGTCGAATGTGATGCCGTCTAAGTCTTCGATAGTCTTATTCAGGATGCCGGAATCGTTGATCAGCCTGACCATTTCGGCCTGAGTACCGCCATAACCGAGCTTGAGGTTGTCGAGCATTGTGTAATTTTGTTTTGCAAAGCCGGAATAGGCATTCTGAATATCCTGAATATTCGTGCCCATCTTGTTGGCGTTGTCGCTCATGTCCGTGATGGCTCTGTCGGCTTCTTTCGCTGCTGCTTCGGTATCTCCACTAAGACCCTGAATCAGCGATGCAGAGAAGCTTGTGACGGTTTCCATGTAGGTGTTTGCCGACATGCCGGCCGTCTTATAGGCTCCCGCAGCTGCTTTCATTACTGCGTTTTGTGCAGACATGAGGCTTTTATACTTATCTTTCGCGTTATCGACTGTACTATCTATGCTCTTTGCGTATTCTTTCAGGCTCTGCCCTCCGGCGCCAAACAGAGTCTGGACACCGCCAGCGAGCTGCTCATAGTTCGAATATGCATCGAGCGATTTTTTTGTAATAACAGCAATACCGGCTTGAATCGTTCCATACGCTGCCGCTACCGTCTTAGCGGTCGTCACAGCAGCTTTCCCGAGAGTAGACGCGATGAAACTTCCAGCCGATTTCGCTTTGCTTTTAGAATCGTCTAAGCCTTTGTCGTATTCTCCCGTGTCAAGGCTCAGTTTTGCATATAGCTCAAGAAGATTCAAATTTCAACCCCGCCCTTCTCATCAAATCAGCGACAATCTCATCACCGGAACGCGTGTCTTCTTCTTTTTTCTTTCCTTCTAGGATGTCAGCATATCTCTGTGTAATCGGCTCTTTCCTGAAGGCGTTGAGACCACACAGGAGGCTGTCTGTCACATATATTCTATACGCCTTTGTTTCAATATCTTGCTGAATACGGGCTACCGTAAATCCTATAAAACCTTTAACGCTGCGCCCTCTGTATTCTCCGACGCAGAGACAGACGATTCGCTGATATTCTCTGACTCTGCTGATGTAAAAAGCCCCTGTAAGTCCTCATCATTCGCAAGTGACATTACGTCTTTTACAAGGCCCATGAAGCCTTTTGACTGCTTGTATTCGTCTACAGTCTGCGTGTTAAGAGCTGCCATGATGACGATCAGGTCTTCCTTATGCTTTTTGATAAGGACCGGAAGGCTTGACTTGATCCGACGCAAGGCCATCTGGATCGCATTTTCGCCTTCCTGGGGCTTTTCCTTTGTGAAAAAATCTCTTGCTGTATCGTCTTCGGCAATGCTCATGATCGGAACAAGGATATCTGCAACGATATCAAGCCCCTGCTCCATTGTGATTTCTGAAAGTTTCTTCATATTATCTCATTCCTTCCTTATTTACCGGCAGATATATACACTTCGTAAGGCACTTTGTCCGGTTCTTCGATGCTGTAATGTCCTGTGTATGTGAATGCCATCTGTCCTTTTGATTTGTCGCTTGTGGTCAGCTGAAAACCGCCTGTAGAGAGGGCGTTAATCAGATGGATTGCCATAAATCCGCCGTTTGTATCGTCGTTTTTATCGGAATAGTCGCCGACCCACCAGACATCTCCATAGTCCGCCAGCTTCACATCATTTCTCGGCGTGATCTTCGTCTCGTCTACGCTGTCGATGTCCGCAACAGCCATGAGCTTTTTGACACTTGCCGCTGTGGCCGTAACGTACGTGCCGGACAAAGTGACTTCGTGGCTGTCCAGGCGCTTCAGTTCCATCGTATTCTTCGGACAATTGTCGATATCTTCGCCGAAATCCGTAAATGTAAGGGCATCCGCGAAGCTGATACCTCCTGTCGTAGCACCAAGGATGTTCCCGATAGTGCCGCTTGCCGGTGTGAATGTATCACACAGAACGCCTGTGTTCATCTGCAATTCTTTGAATGTATTTTCGGGAATTTTTGTAAATTTCATTTTCTATCACCCCTTCAAAAATTCAACTGTAATATTAAGTAAACGACGCTTAATTGATGTATCTCCGTCATCCAGCAGGGCATTACACCACGGTTCCCCACGCTTGAGCCATACCGCTCCGCCATCGCAGGCTACTACTTTTCCGCCTCGTCCGATAGCTGCTGCAATCTCATCCGCTTTCTTGTTCGGAATCAGCTCAGAAGTCGTATAGAACCACAGGGATGCAGTTATAGATTGCTCTGCATCTCCAAAGAAGCCGTCGTAATAATCGTATGTCATATACGGAAAAACGACATCATCCGGGACAGATGTCGTAGGATATGCCGTTATTTCAAAAGAATTAAAAAACTTATATAATGCTTCGCCTGTTGTCATTGTGTCAGCTCCCATCTCTCCGCCGTTGACTGTGCGATGTCCAGTGTCGATACAGTCGGAGACATCTTATCCGAAGAATCTGACGTAATTCGGAACGTTTTGCCGTCAGAGAGACGACGGATCACGTCGTGATAATCCAGATGAACGTTTCTGCTTGTAGTCACTGTGTATACGCTCGTCATGCCGTCATGTTCGGCCTTGCGGGCTTCCATGGTGGTGTTAAGAGTAAGAGCTGCATTGAATTCTGCGCCGTCTGTCCACTCAGAAAGGAAGCCGCCTGCACCGTCTGGTGTACGTTTCTTTTCGACGAAGCAAAAAGGAATCATCATGTTTTCGATCAAGCTCATTAGACCTTCCTCCATTCGTTTAAGCGGCTCGCAAACACATCTTTCCATGTCTGCGGTGAACCATTCTGATTTGTCGCACGTGTATAGCTGTATCCGCCGAATGACTCGCTAGAGTACGGCCCAACATTGTTTCCGCCATACTTCTCTACATACTGTGCGATATCCTCGCAGAGGTTAAGGAAAGCTTTCGGAGGCTTCAGAGGAACTATAGTCCCAGTGAATGTCTCGTCATCCAGTTCAAACGGCGGATACTGATAAACACCGTCATTCAGCACAGAACCTTCAATTAAGAAATACTGACCTTCAATCAGAAAAGGAAGGTCAATGGTGCCATCCTGAATCGTATAGGTCCCGTCGATATACTCCCCTGTTGGAAAGTAATTCCGGATATGTCTCATTACCTCAGAAATCATCATCAACCCTCCTCTCTCTTAATCCTTAGGCTGCCGCTGTGATTGTGCCTACAACAACGCCGGAAATCATCTCTGCAAACAATGTCAGACCGCTGACAATAACATCTTCACATGTCATCGTCTTGTAGTCAGAATCCTCATGAATACCGATCAGGCCAAGCTCATCAGCGGTGAAGCTGAATGCATTGCCTAAATCAGCACCGTTCACCGGAATATAATAGAGAACAAGGTTGTCCTTAGCTGTCGCATATACCTTACCCTTCGGAACAGAGCTATTCATGAAAACAGTTCCCATGCCAAGGAAATTTTCAATGTACGTCATGCCGAAGGCTGTCTGTGTAGTGATCGTTGCTGATGCAAGATAATCAGCAATATCAAGCGGATTGATGAAATATACCGCTTCGATAGCATTGTCTTCGAACAGTGTCTGCAGCTGTCCCCACGTCTGTGCAAGTGTCGCCTGAAGGCCTACGCCTGTAGAGGTTCCTGTTCCTGTTCCTAAGAACGTGAAGAACTTTGTACGAATGTTGTTCTGGATGTCCTTCATCATTCTGTCGGTTGTCAAGGTCACCGCCTGGTCAAAACCAGATCCAATGATAGCCTCCGCTGTTGTAGCCTTTCTCCACTTTTCTAATGTGATTTCCCCGTAATTAACAACTTTCATTTTGTATTTTGAAAGTGGAATCACTTCACCTTCGGCAACAGTTCCGCTCGCAAGCGTACCAGTTGCTTTGTATGTCTTTAAAACGCTTCCGGCCTGTTTAGAGATTTTTCTAGTTACGCCGAGAGCCTCAATGAGCTTCTTAAGATTCTCTGTGAAAAGCTCTGTGAAAGCAATCTCCCTAACCTGAGCATCTGTCAGATCGGTAGTTTTAATCAAATTTGTTTCAGTAGCCATTTTTTAATCTCCTGAATTAACATTATTAGTTGTATAGAGCTGAGGATTCTCGCGGATACGTTTCATCATTTCTGCTGTTGATTTGACGCCCTTCCTTGCCTCTTCTCTGCTTGTATATGATCCTGTTCCTCCGTCGTTTGTCGGAGGATTCTTAACATTTGCGCCCTTTGTCTGTGTAGATTCAATAAATCCTGACCAATCTGATTCAATCTTCTTTTTGACATCAGCTGCATCCTTGATCTGTCCTTTATCGTCCAGCTCAATTTCTTCAAAATTGGTGACTTTAAGCACATTGTCAATAACTTTGGCACTCACCTTTGACTCTTCAAGAAGCTTCTTGTAAGCCGCTTCTTTAGCCGTTCTGCTGTCCTTAGCAGTCTGCTCATCTTTGAATTTTTTGAAAGCGTCGCGCTCGCTTTCGTATTTCTTTTTCCATTCGGAATCATCGCCACCGCCATTTTTCTGAGCATCTTTCAGATCATCCTGTGCCTTCTTCAGCTGTACTTTTAAGTCGTCCTGTTCTTCTTTGAGGTCGTCCACCTCGCTGTGCAGCAGGTCCATCACAGCCGTCAGCTTTTCTTCATCTGTCATATCGGCATCTTTGACGATTTTTCGAATATCACTTCTTTTAAGTGCCATTTTTATTCCCTCCAATTCTCTTGTAGCTTTGCTTTGCTAACGGGCAAAACGACCGCTATTCTTCGCAGTCTATAAGCACAATATACTGTGTATTTATCTACCGTAACTGCAAAAAAAGGGCCTCGGCAAAACGCCGAAGCCCTTATCCTTCCATCATATCTTTTATGATGTTTGCGTATTTACTTGAATATTCCGTAACTGCCGGTTTAATAAACGGCCTTGGACGCATACCGTGTGTCATATGCCAATTTCCATTAGCATCTTGATACTTCCACGGGGTTTTTCGCCTTCCGTACGGTGACTGCGTACCACTTCCCATTTCGAAATAGATAGCGTACGAAACATTAGTTCCGATATAGCAATCTTTACCGTCAACGATGTGTGTTACGCTAGACATAAGACGACCTGTTCGGGGCGTCGTAGCACCCGTGATAATCTTTTTCTGTATATTCTTTTTGGCATATCCTTCCGCAGCCAATCCAATCTCTTCCAGAGCCTTGTTACACTTTTCTTCGAACAAGGCTTTAACTGCATCTACGTTGTCGACCATCTCGAATCCCGACATCTTACCGCCTCTTTCCTCTCTTCCATGCTGCATATTCCTTTGCACCGCCACCCCAGTGGCTCAGGTCGACCGGATCAGTATCATTAACGCCGGATATAATAGCCCGTGTGGTGCATCGGCAGTTGTACAGCTCCCTTGCAGTGCCATACAGCATGTCTCCCGGAAAACGCAGGCCGTTTGCGAACCGTTCCCCGTGCTTAACCCTTGTACCGTCCAATGCCCTGTGGCTGTCACGGGTGTGGTAATCGTGTGTAGCGATCCACTCGTCCTGAATCTGTATGCCAATCTTCTCCGCAGCTGTATAGGCTTCGTATGTTCCGCCGTTCTGTGCACTTGTCGTCGCCGTCCTTGCACTCCTTATCGCAGATGCGCGATTCATCGCCGCGACCTGCTGAAACCTGTCTGCAATGCTCCCGATGCCTTCGCCTTGCAGGATGCTTTGCATGAGGCAGGCTTGTAGCTTTTTCTTGTTCCATTGCTGATCCTTTTGAATGTCAACAGAAGGAAGTGGCAAAAGACGCGGATTTTTTAGAATCAAACGGCGCAGAACCGACTCATTCATCAAATCAAAGTCGGCACCCATCTGGATATTAGACATATAATTCTGCACATATCCTTCGACCGTATAGGCAGCATAGTTGTAATTCTCGCAGTATATATTAATGATCGCATCTTCAATGTAGCTTGCTGATATAACGTTCGTATTCGTCAGCCGCTCAGCCATCTTGTCTCTCAGGCTCTCCCAATGTTCGCCCCTCGCAAGCTGTGATTGCTCCCACAATCGGAATTCATCTTTTGTGTATTTGCCTTCCTGATAGGCCTTGTATTCCTTTTCCCATCGTTTTGCATACCGCAGGAAGTAAGCTCTAGCCTTTGCATTCAAATCTTTCCACGCCTCTCGATACTGCTTGTCTAGCTTTCTTTCAAGGGCTTTCAGCTCTTCTTCTGTCCAGTCCTCTATATACGACATTATTCATCATCCCCATTGTCACCCTGTCCGCCTTGATCATCGCCTTCGCCGTCTCCGTCTTCTCCGTCTCTGTTCTGTCCGCCGTTACCGAGATTGAAGCTGTTCAGCTGCTCTTTCTCTCTCTTATCAATCTCTTCATCGGCCTCCTCCGGAGTCAGGAAAGGCAAGTGCTTAATTATGCACTCATCTGACAGGTAAGCCGCAGCTTTCAGGATCATATCCAGTGTTTCGTTCTGGTTCGTGACCTTATTCCAGACGAAAGTCGGCTCATCGTCGATGCCTGCCAGTTCCAGAATCTTTTGTACGAAATTGATAACATTGTATTCGAAGTCTGCGCACTTGTTGTCCTGCGACTGATAAGCTGCCTGAATCTCCTGCGCTGTCTTCTGTGCAGCCGAAAGAGTATTGACGTCAAGTGCCTGAAAATCCTCATAAATATCCTTTCTGAGCAGCTCAAGCATGGTCTTTCGTGCATCGTAAGGCACATCGAGGGTATGCGCTTCTATGCTTGCCTCATCCCCGTCCACGGCAGCAGCATGTACAGACTTCATTCTCTGTATGAACTTAGCCAGGTCAACGTCTTTCATTCCGCCCTCATTTTTGAGGATCCAGTAAAATCCCGATGTATCATCAATCTCATTCGCCAATCCTGATTTAATGAAATCGTAACAATCGATGCTTTCCCGGATGCCTACAAGCTCGCTTTCATGCGTATCATTCGCATATAAGCAGACGATAGGCAGACTGCTGTAGTTTTCCTCACAAACATCGTCGATGCCTTGCACCTCTGTAGACTTCGTGATGATCTTGTAGCCCTTTCTAGGCTGCATAACCTTCGCATCTTCGCTGCCTGTCTTGATATATTCCGTATAGCCTTCATCTTCGTAGAGGGTTGCTCTAAAAATCTTGTTCTTTCCTTCGTTTCTGAACCAATATCGAATACCAGCTCGCAGCTCTCCTGTATCCTCGTCGTAGAGAGGACAGAAGCCCGGAGAAGAAGGGGTGTCTGCATATCCGAAGACCTCTAAATGATCGTAGTTCCAAAAACCGAAGGCACGTCCCGCAGCCATTGCCTTTTTTGCGGCAGTCTGTAGCTTGTAATCAAAATCTTTCCCCAGTTTCTCCTTGTTATTCTTGTTCTGCAAGGTAACGCCGTTTCCTAGAACATACTGCACCTGCTGTATGATCAGACGTCTAAAGAAGAGTGTCTTAAGTTTGTAATTAGCGCTGAACAAATCAGGAATCCTACGACCGGACAGGCTGTATAGGAATTTCTGAAAACGTTCTATAGTCTCATTGTGCTTTGCGTAGTAAGCTTCCCCAGACCGCGCATTTTTGTATTCTTCCGATTCCATGAAAGAGTTTACGGCATATCGGCAGAAGTTGCCCCGTTCAATATCATTGTTGCCGAGCTTATCTAAATCTTGATACGTTCTCATATCTCACCTCTATAGATAGAATTCATATTCATTATCGTCCTCCGTGTCATCTCTGTTCACAAGCTTCATCGTTTTCACGAAATATCTGATAGCATCACACGAATGATCCGCCTCTTTGACCGGGGCGTCCTCTCCTCGCTCTGCTTTCTTTTCGTCCCATCTGTACCCCTGTATCTCTTCGATAGTCTCTTTGCAGCATCGTTTCAGGAACATCAGACGGCCATCCTTAAGCATCACCTGTGTGTCTGCAATACCATTCAGGACATCATTTTTCGCCTTCCTGACACTGTATCCCCTCTGTCTAAGCTCTACGATTAGCGCACTTGCAGAAGGGTCTACGATAATGTTTCTAGGGCATATCTTTTCTGTGTCGTATTCGTCCGAACTCAGCCCGAAGGTCTCTTCCATACCGTCGATAAGCTGCTTTACAGACTTTTGTAGCTTCTTCTCACGTCCACTGTATCGATATTGGTTCGTGCATACCCATGTGTTCGTGCCTTTCTTTCTGCGCCACAAAAGGAATACAGTTGCATTCTGGATACCAAAGTCACACGATATGTACCAAGGTCCTTCAAGTTCCGGAAGCTGATCTATAACATGCACATTCTCGTCAAACATGTCGTAAATCGCACCCTCTGCCATCGCCCAGCGTCCCTCTATGTATCTTGCATAGAAGATGCCTACATACATAGCTCGATATCTAGCCTTAATCTTCTCTGTAAGGCTCAGGTTATCGTCCATCGTGAAGTGCAGATATAGCAGCCTCTTAGCTTTTCTGTTGTCTATCCAGTTTTTTTTGAACCAATGATTCGGACCGTCCGGATTGCAGTTAAACAAATACTTTGAGCCATCCACAGAGCATCGTCCAGTCGCCTGATTGACGAAAGATTCCGGCATCAGGGCAACTTCATCGAAGAACACGCCAGCCAATGTGATGCCCTGGATCAGATCCTGTGACCTCTCATCCTTACCGCCGAAGACGTAGAAGTTATTCTCCACATCCCCTCGGGATATTACGAAAAGGTTGTCCGCCCTGTGATCCGTCACTCTGTATCCTCTTGACTTGAGCATCAGTTTCAGCCAGAAAAGGACGTTTCTCCGGAAGGAGCCGATCGTCTTTCCGCACATTGCGAAATTCTGCCCGTTAAAGCTCGACATTGCCCACATTGCAAACGACAGTGACATGCACACGGTCTTTCCGGAACGGATCGCCCCGTCTGCTATGATGCCTTCGTAGTCTCTTACCGGTGATCCATCCGTCCACCAGTTCAAGACCATCCGCTGCTTTTTCGAGAATGGCTGGAATTTGAAGAATTGCTTAATCCTCTTCACTTGATCCGTCCTCCCAGTCGCTCGCCGCAGTGCCTTTCAGGGCTTCTAAGAATCCATCGTCAGCAGCCTCTTCAATATCGTCCGCCTGCGCTTTCGCCTTGAGTAACTCTGTCTGTGCATGAATCTGCTCGATTCTAGCCTTCTGCTCGTCTGTAGCTATATTCATATGCTTTGATAGCCATTCAAGAGCCTTCATCCTGTCTGCTAGCTTGATGCTTGCTCCGTCTTTTCCTTGCTTGACTTCAGCTAGAATAGAACCGTCCACCTCGTTCGAAGACTTGAAATGTACCACATTCACTGTCTTTGTAAGCGTTTTTTCTTCCCCCGTCTCAGGGTCTTTGATTTTTACAGGCCCGTACAATGCCATAACTGGAACTTCTTCAGTTCCAAAATCAAGGAAATCTGTGATATCCGCAAATGCGATATCCATGTACTTTTGAAAGATATCTGCTTCTGAAAGAAATTCTCTCTGGTAACGGTTCTGTTTAAGATGCTGAATTTCATTTCGAATTACAACATTGTCCAACATTCGATAGCTTGCCGAAGCTGCTACTTCATAGCTACATTCATACGCTTTCTGATATGCCTTCGTTGCATTAAAACACTTAATGTAATGAAGACAGAAAAGCCGCTGTTTATCGGTCAATTCGGCATTTTCCATCACATGCTGAACTTCTTTTACAGAACGTTTTTCTTTCTGCTTTTTCTTTTTTGCAACGTTGCATTTTTCTTTCGCAACGTTGCAGTCCCAGTTGTATCTGCTTTTCCAGCTCCTCACGGTGCCCTCTGACAGTCCAAACTGATTAGCGATATCAATTAACTTCTCGCCCTTCAAATATAACTTTTTTGCTTTATCGACTTTTTCATTTGGAGCTCTCGCCAAGAAAATCACCTCGTAAGACAACTTTAGGGCCGCCCGTCAAAGCGGAACAGCCCTTCAGAAAGGAAATAATATGAAACAGTGTGCAACCTATCTCAAGGCGATAGCCATGCCGGCGAATCCGGTCTGCTACTGCTGATTTTACGCACCCAGCATAATCGTAAGGAGGAAAAACAAAATGTCAAAAGACATCCATCCACGCTCCATTCTACAAAAACACTTTCTACTGTAACTGCAAACTTCATACATATCCTGCTTTTTCTTCTACAATTTTTGCGAAATCAGAGCACCAGTTGTATGCCGTTCGTTCTGATACCCCGACTTCCATGGCAGCTCCGATAATGCTTTTTCGTTTTTTTAAGTAGCACATTTCAATCAACCTCATTCTGTCGACGCCATCATCCATTTGTAGAGTATCATGAATTGCACACTTAACAGCATAGTAGTGTACAGCTTCCTGTACTGTTTTAGGCTGCTTTCCATCTCTGAAATGCTTGATCCACGCCATCACCTGTGGCTTGTAATACTTTTTGTAATACGGCATCAGTCATCATCCTTCCACTCGTCGCAATCTTCTGCGAATTCGAATTCATCCATGCAGTCGCACAATATGTTGCATTTGTCTCTACAATTGCAAATTATGCAACATTGATGTTTGTCACTTGCATTTCCGATACATTCCAATTTGCACGCCATAACCCCGTCACCCCTCAAAAGCAATGTCATAGTCCGCATGATGGCAAAGCATGTCCGCCCATCTCACCGACGTCCGATATCCGCCATTTTCCATGATGACCCCGAAGAAATCCCGATAGAGGGCACACACCCGCCCCTTTTTCTCATCAATCCCCGTCATACCGGTTGCCCGGATGCCGTCGCTCTCGTAACTCCTCTTCCTGATCAGCACCGGTCGCCCGATGTACGTTTCTCTTTTCAGCTTGTCGATATCCTCCGGGTGAATTGCCTGATTTGCCTTTTTTGCCTCCTCATAGCTGAATACAGCGTTTCTGTTGTGCCTCCTGTAAGTTTCCTCACGGCAGATGTTATAAACGCTAGATTTGCTCAGAGCGAGCGCACAGGCTATATCAGTGTATCTCATTCCCCCATCATGCATTCGCACAATCTTTTTTCTCTCCTCGTTGGTGATACTGTATCCCGCCGGCATTATTTCAACCTCCCATCATCACTTGCGTTCTCCTTAAGATATTTCTCAATCTTCGGCAGATACCAGAAAATTCTGGAACCCACCCTGACTTTCGCCTCCGCCTTTTCCCCGACGAACTCAGCTGACGATTTGCCAGCTGATAACACATCCATGAGCATTTTTGTCGTAATAAGTAATTTAAAATCCATTTTATACCTCCTACTCGCCATTTTAAGGCGTTTTATTTTAGTGCTCGATAATTTTACCGTCTTTTGTATTTCGCCGCTCTATTTGTCTCATACGAGCTTCAGGAGCATCAACGTCAATTTCTCCAGCCTGTATTTTTGAGATCAGCTGTTCTAACATCTTCGGCATTTGCCTGTGCTTCTGTTCTTTCTCCGCCAGCTGCTCGTACAGCGTTCGGAAATTTGCCCGATCTGCAGCGATGTTCTCCGACTGGCAGATGTTTAGGTACCCGATTCGCTCTACACACCTTCGGGTTACCGGCTCAAAGCTCGCCATCGCCTCATCTACCCGGTAAGAGCCGTATCGCCGGATGGCATCCAACACACTCTCCCAACCTTCGCCCCAGTCAGGAGCCTCACCGTTCTTGATCTCTGCTGCCTCTGCCCGGATGTCCGCAATCGACGGCGACCACTTGTTCACAGCTACCCACTTGTTCAGTGCCGTTTCTGCCACCGTATACGGAATATCCTGTAACTGCTTAAACCAAAGCTCAATGGCCTGTGTGTTCGGTAACAGATTCTCCCGCGGATAGTATGTCTTTAAGGCCATCGAGAACATCGAAAATTCATTCTTGTCCATGTTGTTATTCCCCCTCTGCTGCCCATCTGGCAGCCATGTCATAAAAATCATCTAACTGCTGTGCTGTCTTGTTCGGTGCTTGATTTCTGCCCCCGGACTTGTTGTCATAATTGCCGTCAAGTACTTTCGCCATGTTGGAATCCCTGATAAGCCAGTCGAAGTTTGCAGACCAATTCCGGCCATTGCCGCCCTTCAAAAAGTCGGATGCCTCCGCTTTCTCGAACAAGCTCTCAAAGTCTTCTAGCGTATAAGTCTTAAATCTGGCTTTTATAGCTTTCTTTCTCGCTTCGGATAAAGATTGAACAGAAGGATATGACACACAGATTTGATTGAAGAGGGCTGCCACCTGCTTGCAGGTGTTGGTGGTGGAGTTTTTTTCTTCTTTTACTTCTTCTTTCTCTCCTATACTGTCCTTAACTATACTTCTCTTACCTAAACTAACCTCTCCTATACTATCCTTACCTAACCTCTCCTGGGTTGCCATTTGGTTGCCATTTGGTTGCCATTTGGTTGCCATTTGGTTGCCAGAGTCCTCAATCCCTTGAATTTGCGGCATTTTTTCAGTGTATGATCCGTTATCCTTAATGTCCAAACTCATGAATTCGTCCTCGTACTGGGTCGGACTGTACCGGTCCTTTCGGATCAGGTTGTGCATCCGCCAATGCTTAATCACAATCACACCTTTTTCGAATGCAAGCACAAACCTTTTCGCAATCAGCAGCTTCAGATCATCATCAGATGCCCCGATCATCCGGCAGATCTTCTTCGGGTTGTTGATGAATCCGTCATCATCCGCCCTCATGTTCAGGTGGAAGTATAAGGCCTGAGTCGTCAGCGGCATATCCAGAAAAGCATCTGAATCAATGATTTTCTGAGTAAACATGCGCCTTTCGGCCATTCTTAATCACCTCCTTCATCCAGTCTCATAATCTCTGCATATCCCTGATACAGCTTCATCCAGTCGTCTAATCGCATAGTCACAAGAATTTCTTTCCTGCTCTGCTTGTGGAAGACAGCCGGGAGAGGCTCCACACGGTTATTTCCCGCGTCATTTTCAGCCTGAGCAATCCACTCATAGAGACGCATTCTCTCCTGCATCTTTGCCTCGACATGGATGCCAGGAAGGCCGATTACATCAGAAGCATCTCCGGTATTTCCGCAATATTGTGCTGTCCTTCTTGCATTTTCATAGCCGTAACTTTGAAAGATTTTGGACAATTCCCTCTCAAATCTGGCCCCTTTTTGCTTACTGTTTACTGACATTTGTAACATTCCTTCTGTCTAAATATTCTTTGATCCTGTCCGCCCATCTCTGCCATTTATCATTTGCATACGACTCAAGAACCGGAATTTTTAATGCATCAACCATCATCAGCACGTCGGCCACCTCGTCATTGAGCTGTTCCTGCGCAATCAATGTGTTACGATTTGTAGGATTGTTTGACAGGCCTTCAGCCCTGATCAGCTTCAAAGCCGCCTGAGACAGCTCTGCTGCTTCTTCTGCAAGCTGTTCAAGCAATGTTCTTCTGTCGATATGTTCAAGTACATATCTTTTATCATCAATATAGCTCATCACTCTACCCGCTTTCTGTATTTGAGCTTATTCTACAATCTCTTTTGCAAACTTTTCTTTATTTTTCATCTCTTCCAACTTGCGTTTAATCTCTTCTTTTTCTTCGTCAGCATACGACATATTCCAATATTTTTCCAAATACTGAATATGTTTAATTTGCTCATCTGTCAAAAGATATAAGTGATCAAGTACAACTTCTCTGATTTTTGTTCTGTCTGGATGCCAATCACCAGCAAATAAACACTGACACATATCCTTCTATGTAGTATATCTGTGCAAAACGGACTAATTGTCTCAAAAATAAATTCGTCCTCTGTTTCATGTAATTGCGTGACAAAATTAACTACCGTTTTTGTTATGCTGTCGTTAAGTTCTTCTCTCATTGCTTCACACCTCCTGAGCTGCCAAATGGCAGCTCGTTTATTTGTGATATGTTAAAATGCACTGTCTTATGCATTTGACAGTATTGATTAGTTAACTTCCTTGAATTCTCCTTTTACAAGGTGATAGAACGTGTCTGCTTTTATTCGCTCTCCGTCTACATATTCCGTCTTGACACATAACGGAACCATTCGGTTCTTTTCTTCTGAATATTTCCATTCAGAAAGCGTGATCCAGCTACCTTTTTTTGCCTTAACCGCAGAATTATGTCCAGCGCAGCAGATCACGGAATCTTCTCCTGTGCTACAAATCTGCGCAGAGTCCCCGGATGACCCAATCTTCGCAGAGTACCCGGATGACCCAATCTGCGCATAGTACCCGGATGACCCAATCTGCGCATA